ATTGCGCTCATGGGTGGAAAGCGAGAAGAAAGCACGCAGTCAGATCGTCAGCAGCGCTCTAAAACCTCATCGTCTGGAAGTGGATTTGATGATATGGATGACACTATCCCCTTTTGATTTGCGGGCACGAAAGCGGATGCTGTGCTACTGGGTGTTCCCGGTGGGCCGGACACAGAAGCAGCGAGTAGGCCCACCTTTTTAAACTGAAAAAATGAAAAGAATCAGTAAAGCAGACAGAATGCGCCAGTTGCTCAGACAAGGGGATTGGAGCATTCACGACATGTCCGAGGAAGCCGGATGCCACTATACAGGGGCCTACGCTCTTATCTTACGCGAGCTTGAAGCTGGGAATGTTGCACAGACGGGCTACATTGTTCAAGGAAGATCACGCTACAAGCTATATACATGGGTTGGGGATGATGACCTGATTGCCATGTCTATAAAAGCAGCAGAGTACCTTAAAGAGCATGCTAAGGACAATCTAGGCCAATCACTTGCCAATCACTTAATTCGTCTTGCAGGCGCTAAAACACTATGAAACTAGACACACAAACGATTATTACCGCAGGCCGAGACTTGCAATTCTTTTGCCACGGACAAGCCCGAGAAAACGGATGGTGGACAAACTTGACCACAGGCGAGACGCTGACAAGCACTGGCTATCCGAAGATCAACCCGACCAAGAATGTAGGTGAGTTGCTCTGCCTGGTACACAGCGAAGTAAGTGAGGCTATGGAAGGCCACCGTAAGCTACTCATGGATGATAAGTTGCCGCACCGCACCATGTTGGAGGTAGAGCTGGCAGACGCAGTTATCCGCGTGTTTGATATGTCTGGCGGGCTTGGGCTGGACGTGGCCGGAGCAATTGCTGAAAAGTTGGCATTCAATGCTTCGCGTGCAGATCACAAGATCGAAAACCGCCAGGCCGTTGGCGGCAAGAAGTTTTAAGGACTAAAAATGACCGACATTAAGAAAATTCTGGTAGAGCGTGGCGAAACTTATGGCGAGTTCATTGAACACGCAAAAATAGCTCAAGAGCTTAAAAGCATCTATCGACGTGAACTTGCATTGCGTTCCAAGGTGCTAGAGGCAGATCAATTTGAGGCAATAGACATGATTGTTCATAAGATTGCCAGGATTATTAACGGCAATCCGAATCATGCTGATTCGTGGGTTGACATTGCAGGTTATGCAAAACTTGTCGCAGATAGGCTAGAAAAGTAGGGAAAACACCTATTAAAAAAGTGATGCCTGACTGCTAAGATTCAGGCTCACTAACCAAGGATAGATATGAAAACCTTTACCGCACAAGAATTTGAGATTGAGTTCTACAGAGCTATGCACGAGTGGGTGCAAGGCGGCAAAGTCGGCCCTGACCCACGGGGAGAGTGGGAGTACCAAGGGGATATAAGAGACAAATGGTGGGCGTTAGGTAACGGAGTACCTAACCCATCATTCAATGATCGACGAGAAAACTACCGCTGGAAACCCGCCAAGAAGCGCATAGTAGTAATTGACGGAGTTGAGCTTGTTGCGCCGGAAGTGGATGCGCCTACTGATGGGGAAAGGTACTTTATTGAGGGTTGGGATGGAGAGTTCTTTTCATATCTTTGGGGAGATCGGTATGGGGAAGATATAGCACTAGCCAACGGCAAGGTATTTCTCACCCGCGAAGACTGCCTAGCAATGGCAGATGCACAGCGCAAGCAACGCTTGGGAGGTGTGTTGTGAGTACAGCAAATTATGATGAATATGAAAAATGGGTTCAAGAAGCCGCAGAATGCAGCCCTACTAATGGAGTATTTTTTATAAGTAACCATACACCTGGGCCGTGGAAGTTATCAGTAGACGGCTGCAATGACGAAAACAATCGAGCGAACGTGATTGAGGGGGCCAACGGCAGCTTGATCGTCTACGGGAATGCAAACGATAGCGACGCCAGACTAATCGCGGCAGCGCCTGAGTTGCTGGAGGCTTTGAAGGAGACGCTGGAGGAAGGTATTGGGTGGTATGACGAGTGCCGTGGCGACGGGGCAGAAGACCTGGAGTGGGTTATTCGCGCTAGTGCAGCCATCGCTAAAGCAACAGGGGAGAAATAAATGAAAAAGAACCGCTACTCAGAAACCCACTACACGCTAATCGACGAACTAATGGCCTCTACAGTTAATCCATTGCCGGAGGCTTTTCGTGTGCATCAGTTAACCTCTATGTGGCAAGGTTTGCGGTCTATGGAGACTCATAATGACCCTAGACCCGATGATTGGCGCGTGGTAAGCGATGCCGTTAATTTAATGGAAACGCTGATTAAATCTGGTGTCGCTATTGATGAATCTGGCCTGCTTATGGATGCGATTACAGCACTTGCAGAGGCTGGACGTCGATCAATGGAGGGTAAAACACTGCGCTTATCTGGGCCAGGTATGTTCGCAGTCCGGTCTATTCTTGAGGACTATACTGAATGTGTTAATGCTCTACCAGCCCGTACGATGATACGCTGCCATCGTCAGACTGAGAAAAGAATGCAGGAAATACTATCTGGCAAGCGCCAGCCTCACGACGTAGAGATTGGCTGATTATTTTGACGCAACGCCGTTGATCTTTTCCACCGTTCTTAGGCCACCTAAACCAAGCATACCCATGAGGATGGGCATCATTTCACCAACATCAGCCGGCGTTAGTGTTATAGGGTGTCCATAAAGCGAGAAAACAAGTTTTGCAATGGGAAGGCCAATCCAATTCCATGCACATGCGAGGCCACAAACCCATCCGATGGCAGGTCGCCAGCCACTTGTAAACAAACTCGGACTGGCGGCTTCTACCTTGTTTGTTTCAATTTGACCTTGGATAACCATGACAGCAGCAGCAAGTTGTTGCTTTTCTTGCTCTGTTTTGTCAGGCCATATCTTATTGATGACGGTTCCAGCTAAATCAGCTACAGCACCAACGCCTGTTATATCCATTCAATCCTCCATTAATCCAATGATCACGATGATGCAAGCTATCCATGCGAGCGCACATATCCATATAGCTAGCTCGATCATGCCAAACCCACAATACCGGCTACAGTGCCTGCATCAGTTACAGTGATGACTCGATTAATGGGTTTTTCAGGTACATGCGTTGAAACATGCACCCATTGTTTGCCATTAATTCCCTCTAGGATAATCTGACCAATCCCAAGTACCTGAACAAGGGGAGCCAATAAACGCGCAATCTCTGTTGGCGTACCAAAATCAGGAGCAATAAAGTCAGCAGCGTGTCCCTGTGGATGGTCTGATGTAGTGCGACTTCCAATAGCTAAATTTAGCTGGCTACACCTGTAGCCACTTGTGATGATAATTGGCGTATTTAAGGTGCTTCTAATGCGTTCTAGCATATCTGCAAGCAAGACAAGGCGAGGGATTAATTCAGCAGGTGGAGTATTGTCAATCCCGAGTTGGACGGCTTTTCGACTTGAAGTTAATTCTGATAAATCAAAATGCTGGGAAAGTTTCATTTTTCATTCCAGTGAAGTCTATCCGTAATGCGCCTGCGCTTATTCTGTGAATCATTGTAGGTTCTATACAGTTTTGCAGCCGTAGCTACCATGAAAACACCGATTCCAATAAACATGATTCCCAATGACCACGGTGTATCGTTGTTCTTACACCATTCTGCCATTCCCAGGGAACCGATAGAAAGGCATGAAAGCCCTACACGTTGAATCAAGGTGTCATTCAAATGTGGGGCGAGTACACCTAAAAGCGCCAGCCCTGCAATCAAATACAGAATTGCCACCATTAAAAATGTCTCCATATCATCCCCCGATGCGATTCTTAACACTGTTTATGGCTGTTTGCCACATATCCTTGACGGGTGTTATTTGAATTGCCTCCCAGATTTTGGCCGTGATTGCCATCCCAAACATGCCTACCAGAAACCCTGATAATCCATCAGGAAGGCCGGTTTTCATAGCAATGTAGGGTGTTGCATATAGACTAATCACAGCACCACCAAAACCCATTGCAAGGCGTTCAGGCCATGTCCCTTTGATAAAATTAAGGGATAGCAAAGCACCAACTACGCCGGAGAGTTTTGCCGCAATGATGTCGAAGTTGGAATCAGTCATCACTCGTACATGATATTGATGCTACCAGCATCGAAAGTGTCTGTCCCATTGACTGTAGTCAGCCGCACCCGATCTAATGCACCTCCTAGGGTAATATTACCGTTTGTTAGCAACACTCGGTTGTCGCCTGTGTCTGCTACGTTTGCCGAATATGTCCATGTATTGGATGACGTCAAAGTTAAAACGGCAGTACCAAGAATCGTTCCAACAGCCAGCGAACTTCCATTGAACCGGAATCCGTCAGTGGCTGTTGTGAGGCTTGTTATGTTTCCACCCAAAATTGCAGCCAATTGGCAAATGTAGCCAGATGTTGAAACTGATCCGCTGCCAATACGGATCATTGGCAAAGATGTACCATTCGTGCTGACATTGACAAGAGTAATAGTAATCCGCTTCGCCCAGTTTGGGATGCCAGTGAAGTCAATGCTAGTTCCACTGGTAGCAGCCTGCGCTGTTGCTTGCGTCAAGCCCCCCCATGTCGGAGCGCCAGCACCCCCGGATATAAGCGACTGACCTGCCGTACCAGCCGCCAGCATTGCTGTTGTGCCAGATGCTGATTGGTATGGAATAGTTCCAGCTGACCCACCAGCAATATTTGTGGCAGTAGTCGCATTTGTGGCAGTAGTCGCATTTGTGGCAGTAATCGCCGCGCTAACG